TTGGTACTGCGATGGTAAGTCGGATGAACCTACAGATTCAACTACATGGATGGAATCGTTACATATCGCAGACTTAGTTATATCTGGAAAAATGCCAGACATTACAAGTGGCTCTCTATGGTATCATGCAGACTTTGTATCACCTTACTGGGCACCATATCTAACAGAAGTTGTTACTATTGACAATCATATATTTTATAAATAGGAGTACACATGGAAATTAATGAACAATACGAATCAATATGTCAAGTAGACTGTACCGATAATGGTAAGACTATGGAGGCAGATGTATCTTTTTTCAAACCTAAAGACCTATGTAAAATATTATTCGAAGGTAAGATTGAAGTGTATTTAAGATATAATTCAAAACATCAAGTATATGTCGGCTCCAAAGCTGGTATGGAATTTATAACCAAAGGACCCAAATTTATGGGTTCATTTAGATATTAGGAGAAATAAATGATTAAAATGATTGGCCGTAATGTATTAGTTACGGAAACCGAAAAGGAAAATACTACATCAGGTGGTATTATATTAACAGAAGCAATTACCAAGGGTAGTAAACCTGGCCTAGTTTTGGCTGTCGGCCCTCATGTTACAGATGTAGCAAAAGGAGATAGAGTATTCTTACAATGGGATAAAGCTATGGCAGTAGATGTAGAAGGTAAAGGTGGTGCTATCATTGATGAGTCATTCATCAAGGCGGTACTAAATGTATAGGTATAGAGTTTATATAACAAGAGTAGTTGACGGAGATACTGTCGATGTAGATATTGATTTAGGGTTCAGCACAGTGCTAAGAAAGCAAAGAGTTAGAATGATGGCAATTGATACACCAGAATCCAGAACCAGAGACTTAGAAGAAAAGTTTTATGGTAAACAATCTAAATACTTCTTAGAAAGTATCTTAAAGGATAAGAAAATTCAACTAGTATCCCACGATAAAGGCAAGTTCGGTAGAATTTTAGGTGAACTCTTTATAGATGGATTAGAAACTTCAGTTAATCAAACCATGATTAATAACAATCATGCTGTCCCATACTATGGTGGCAATAAAGAAGAAACAGAAAACCACCATATGGCAAACCGTAAAGCTCTCAATGAGCAAGGCATTATTTACGTTGAAAAATAAATTTAAGAAAGCATTCATGGAAGTCGCAGAGACATTTGCGGCTTTAAGTCATGCCGAAAGAAAAAAAGTAGGTTCTATTATAGTAAAGGATAATAGGATTATATCTATAGGATATAATGGAATGCCTACTGGTTGGGATAATGTATGTGAGACTAGGGATATCCATGATTATGGAAATAGAACTCCAGTATATGGGCTCACTACAAAACCCGAAGTCCTCCACGCAGAGGCAAATGCTATATCTAAAGTTGCAAGGTCAAATGAATCTACAGAGGGTGCCGAAATCTTCTGTACTGCCATGCCTTGTATAGATTGTGCTAAGTTAATACACCAATCGGGTATTAAAAAAGTATATTATAAAGAAGATTATAAAGCTAACGTGGGTTATGGAAGACCCTTTTTAGAAAAGTGTGAAATAGAATTGGAACAAATATGAAGAAAAGAATAGGATTTACATGCAGCACATTTGACTTACTACATAGTGGTCATGTTGCAATGTTAAGAGAAGCAAAGACCGCATGTGATTATTTAATATGTGCATTACAAAATGACCCATCAGTAGATAGACCAGAGAAAAACAAACCCATTCAAAATATTGTCGAACGCCAAGCGCAACTAGCCGCCATTAAATATGTTGATGAAATTTTAGTATATAATACAGAAGAAGAGCTCTTAGATATCCTTGCAATGTATCATATAGATGTTAAGATAATGGGCGAAGAATACAGGGATAAAGACTTTACTGGTAGAGAACTATGTAAGCAAAGAGATATAGATTTTTACTTTAACAAAAGAGACCACAGATTTTCAACATCTAATTTAAGAAAAAGAGTTGAAGAAAACACTTTACAATCGAAGTGATTTGTAGTATAATATACTTAATATTAAAACAGGAGAATATATGCCATCAATAGATTTAACCCCTAGGAAACCAAGGAATCCTAAGGATAAAAGACCACAGAAACCAATGCCGTTTGACGTTGCTCTAAGAAAGTTTAGAAAAGCAGTTGAGAGGGCTGGTACTCTGCAGGACGTACGCAGGAAGGAGTTCTATGAGAAACCAACTGCAAAGAGAAAGCGTAAGAAGGCCGAGGCCATTTCACGTTCAAGAAAACAACAGCGTCTCCAAGAACAGACGCAACACGGCAGGAGAAAAAGATAATGTCAGTAATGGATAAATTAAAAAAGAATTCGAAGATTAAGACAACATCAGTCTTATCTAAATCGATTTTCTTTACAGAAAAAGATATGGTACCAACAGAAGTACCTATGGTGAATGTCGCCTTATCGGGTGATGTTGATGGTGGTCTTACATCAGGACTAACGGTATTGGCTGGGCCTAGTAAACACTTTAAGACAAGTTTTGCTCTACTCATGGCTGGTGCCTATATGAAGGAACACGATGATGCAGTAATGTTATTCTATGATTCCGAGTTCGGTTCACCTCAATCATATTTCGAGGCATTTGGTATTAATACTGATAGAGTATTACATACACCAATTACAGATGTGGAACAACTTAAGTTTGATTTAGTAGGTCAGCTAGATAATATCGAACGTGGTGATAAAGTTATCATTGTGATTGATTCTATCGGTAACCTTGCATCTAAGAAAGAACTAGAAGATGCCTTAAATGAAAAAGGTGTTGCTGATATGTCCAGGGCTAAGGCTTTGAAAGGACTTTTCAGAATGGTTACTCCATATCTTACTATGAAAAATGTACCACTACTTGCAGTTAATCATACTTACCAAGAGATTGGTCTCTTCCCTAAAGCTATCGTATCAGGCGGTACGGGTATCTACTACTCAGCTGATAACATTTGGATTCTAGGACGTAGACAAAATAAAACTGGTTCTGATGTTACAGGTTATGACTTTATTATTAATGTAGAGAAGTCAAGATTTGTAAAAGAGAAATCAAAGATTCCAGTATCAGTATCATGGGAAGGTGGAATCGAACAGTATTCAGGCCTACTAGAAATTGCCTTGGCTGGTAACTATGTGGTTAAACCAACTATGGGTTGGTATGCTAGAGTAGACCAATCAACAGGTGAAATAGTACAGCCTAAAGTAAGACAGAAAGATACTCTTACTAAAGAATTCTGGGACCCTATCTTAACAGGTACGGACTTTGCTAAGTTCATTAAGTCTTATTATCAAATTGGTCATAAGCCTTTATTAGAAATAGATTTAGAAACCACTTTACAGGAAGAGTAAAATGGAGTATAATATAACCAATAAAGATTATACTTTAGTGGAACAGGAAGCTGGTGAACTATCTGATTTTTATGGGATAAGAATTAAAACTGGTAAATGGAAAGATGTTGTGTTTGTATTTGGAAAAGTATCTATTAAAGAAGATACTGTAAAAGATATGGCAAAACTTTCATTTACCTATAACATTCAAGACCCAGATGAACACGATATAGATACTTTGCAGAAAGACCCTGATTTTAATGATTACCTTGGTGCTCTTTTACAACATATAGTAACAGAGTCACTAGAAACAAGAGAGGCCCAGATTGGATATAAAACACCAACTACCGACACACATACTGAGCAACTTACTTAATAACGAGAGTTATTGTAGACGAGTTATTCCGTATATTAAACCCGAATACTTTGAGGGTGAGCATAGAACAGTATTTAGTTTAATTACTGCTTTTGTTGGAAAACATAATAAGTTACCAACTCCAAGTGTATTAGAACTAGAACTAAGAAAGACAAGTGCTCATGATGATTTGCTCAATGCATCATCACAGTTGGTAAAGGCTATTCAAGTCCATGAAGAAATAGATACAGATTATCTAATTAAAGAATCCGAAAAGTGGTGTAGGGATAGGGCAGTCTATCTCGCCATTATGAATTCTATCGGTATCATTGATGGCAAAGATGCTGAACAATCAGAAGGTGCTATTCCAGAAATACTTTCTAATGCTCTCGGTGTATCATTCGACCAGGCAATTGGTCATGATTACATTGACAACTCAGATGAAAGATTTGATTTCTATAACACAAAAGAAGATAGAACACCCTTTGACCTAGATTACTTTAATAAGATTACGAAGGGAGGCTTACCCAATAAAACCTTGAACATTGCTTTGGCAGGAACAGGTGTGGGTAAGTCTCTATTCATGTGTCATTGTGCGGCATCGGTATTACAACAAGGCAAGAATGTACTTTACATCACCATGGAAATGGCTGAAGAAAGAATTGCTGAACGTATCGATGCTAATCTAATGGACTTACCAATAGAACAACTTGCCAGAATTAACAAATCAACTTTCGATAGTAAGATACAAAAGATTGCTCAGGCATCTATAGGTAAACTTATTATCAAAGAATACCCTACAGGTGCTGCTCATACAGGTCACTTTAGGGCTCTTCTTAATGAACTTAAGATGAAAAAGAACTTTAACCCAGATATGATATACATTGACTACTTGAATATTTGTTCATCAAGTCGTATGAAAGGGCTGGGTGGAAGTATAAATAGTTACTCTTACATCAAAGCCATTGCAGAAGAACTGCGTGGTCTTGCTGTAGAGTTTAATGTTCCGATAGTATCGGCTACCCAAACTACCAGGTCAGGATTTGGTAATACGGATGTCGGTCTTGAAGACACATCAGAATCATTCGGCCTACCTGCTACGGCTGACCTTATGTTTGCTCTTATATCAACAGAGGAACTAGAAGAATTAGGCCAACTCATGGTGAAACAATTGAAAAATCGTTACAATGACCCGACCAAATATAAAAGATTTGTAGTCGGTATTGACAGGAGCCGAATGAAATTATTTGATGTAGAAGAAAGTGCACAACAAGACATTATCACAGATGTTGTGCCAGATAAACCAATTGCAACGTGGGGTGATAGAGAGAATAAAGACACGTTTGCTGAATTTAAAATATAGGAGAAATATATGAATATGTTACTTAAACTAAAAGACTGGTCATTAGATAGACTAAAAGAAAGAACCTCATTAGATGGTATCGGACTAATTGTGCTATGTGGCTCAGTTATTTTATTTGGTGGTATTGCTAAGCTACTTGCTTGGTTAGGCCTTGGATGGGGAATTTACACACTGGTAAAGAGTGACTAAAATATGTTTGACGTGAAACTTATATCATATTCGCAGCCACCTGCGGAGGTCGAGTTAAGTCCCGACCTCTTGCAGATGGTCGCTTACTGCGCTAGGGTATCTAATCCTAGTAATCAGAGCAATGAAGAAACTTCAGAGAAACTAGTAAAGTATTTAATTAAGCACAAACACTGGAGCCCATTAGAGATGGTAAGTGTATGTATGGAGATAGATACAACTAGGGACATTGCAAGACAAATACTTCGCCATAGGTCTTTCTCCTTCCAAGAATTCTCACAGCGATATGCTGACCCAACAAAAGATTTAAGTTTTGTTACAAGAGAAGCGAGAATGCAAGATAAAAAGAACAGACAGAATTCTATTGAAAACCTTGATGAGTCCATTAATTATATATGGGAATCTTATCAAGAAGTTATTATAGAAAGATGTCAAAAAGCTTATAATTGGGCTATCGAGGCAGGAATTGCCAAAGAACAAGCCAGGGCTGTACTACCTGAGGGATTAACAAAGTCTCGTATGTACGTTAATGGAACCCTTCGCTCTTGGATTCATTATATAGAACTAAGAAGTGCCAATGGTACTCAAAAAGAGCATATGGATATAGCAAAAGAAATTGGTAATATTATCTATAAAATTTTCCCAGTTGATGATGTAGTTTAAAAGAGTGGGGCTGTAGCGCAGTAGGGAGAGCGTCTGGTTTGCAACCAGAAGGTCGGGGGTTCGATTCCCTCCAGCTCCACCATTCTTATAACTAAATGTTATAAAATGTAACACAATTGTAACAAAAAAGTTTAACAAAACACTTTACAAGCACTCTTATGCGTAGTATAATAGTAGTATAGAAAGTAATTAATTGGAGAAACTATATTATGAAAAACAAATTCCACGAACAAAACGTATCAGAGCTAGGTAATTATCTAACCAAGATTAAAGCTGACTATCACAGATGGCAAGATAGATGCAAAGATGGTTGTAGTAAAGTTAAAGACCAAATGTTTGATGATTTTTGTGAAAGTCTTTCTTATAAGGCTGGTAGAAACTATATCAAAGTCAGTACTGGTAATTCAACTCATTCATTCATTGTAGCTAAACCTACTAAAGGTTTTAAAGAAGGAGATATCTTAATGGCTAAATCATGGGCCGCTCCAGCTACTAACTTCGCAAGAGGTAATATCTTCGAGGATTATACAATCAGATGGACAGGGACTGTATAAGTGAAAAATAATTTAACAAAACACTTTACTTTAGACCTAAAGTGTAGTATAATTAACTTATTAAAAGGAGATATATTATGAAACAGCTAGACTTATTCCCAATGACCGAGTCCGAAATGAGGGACCTAGTAGGTGCTCCATCAATTCAAGAAGAAGAAACCTGTACTTGTGGTGCCCCATTAGAAGGATGTCCAGACAATTACGAACACATGACCCACGGAGTTTAAATGCTAAGAGCCTTTAAAGAAATAACCAAATGGGAAGATAATACCCTCAACCACACTTACATTCTAAACGAACACGGACACTTAGTTGGCTTTAGAAGTACATCAACCAAACAATATAAACAATTTAAATCACCTATGAAACAGTTCTCTAAGTCGAGACGCAAGTTCATAGAATTAAAACCAGTAGAAAAATATATGGAGTCTGCATGAAACCTTGGGATATAATAGAA